CTATCGCCTAAAAACAACCAATACAACCACTGCACTTATCAATACCATGATGTTAAAGTACAGAACATAAGGATATTTTCGGCGTAACCGTCCCCAGGCTCGATGATTTTCTGGGCAGGACTCACATTCTCTTCCTTTGCAAGATGCTGCAATGCTTTGATTCGCAATCTTAGATACTGCGTACATTAACATAAATAATGTGTTAAATGCAATAAATCCAACTATCAATAAATATAGAAGCATATTCTTCACATTCATATTATTTATGTTCGAGAAAGTTTCTGTCAGTAACTTGATCTCAGTTGAGAAACCCAATACTATACCAGAAAAAATACCTAAAATTGCAATAGATTGACCATGGAATCCATTGACACGGTCAAGTAGATCAGTTACATTTTTGTTGCTTTCTTTATTCAACTGTTGAGCTTGTTTTAATGCTTCATCCGCTTTAGCACTTAAAAATGCCACTTTCTCCATTCTAGCCAAACGTAATGCTTCTAACTTAATATGATCATATAACTTTGTCATACCCTTACTAAGGTTAGAATGATCGTCTGATATTCTCGACATCACTCGTTCAAGAACAGCACAGACATTATCGCGCACATCACTCTGAAAGCCCTCTAATTGTTGGGAAATTTCATAATATGAATGCCGAAAAGTACCATCGTTATAGATTTCTTGAAAATCATTGAGTAACTCGTCGGCTTCCTCATCAGATGGCTCAATATAATGTGTCATGCTCTCAATGAGTTCACTTAGTTTCTCAGAATATTCCATATCAGATTAAGAGTCCAATCCAAGAGGATCATTACATGCAAAGAATCGTTTAATTGCATTTTTGCTTATCATCTGTCGTGAAGCAGTATTTTTCCATGGATCCTCTTTGTGTGTCATACTTACTAATTGTCTTGCAGAATACAGTAAGCATTTGTTTAGGACCTTATGCAATAAATTAAATGCTTTACTATCAATCCGCAAAGAATTACCAAATTCATTGGCAGCAGTAACATCGATGTTATTGATAGGATTGCTTAGGTTTACATTATACTCAAAATAAGCTTCAGGAACAACCGGACCATATTGCCAGTTGTATATATCCTCATCAAAAGCAAGGGAATCTAAGCACCTCATAAAATATCCTTGAATATAGTATAAAATTTTCTGCAGCTGCAAGTTTGTAACCGTTCTACCATCATCAGCTGTCGTTGAACAAATATAGTTCGACAACGATAGCACGGGGTATTCTCGTTGCATACATTCCCCTCCTTTCAAATTTATTGTAACATAATTATCAGAAAAAGCAATATTCTTTCTAAATGCCATCCACATATCTACAAGCTCCTTTTTTATGATTTAAGAATACCCTTCAATATATGTCTGATATACCGTATAAATTGACCACAAATGGTCAACTAAGAAAAAATTCCTCCGATTTTTTTCGGAGGAATTACAAATTCAGTACGCCAGCTTCTGCGACGCCCGGCGCTGGTCGTCGGTATTGATGTGCGTATAGATCTCGGTGACCTTAACGGACGAGTGTCCGAGCAGGGTCTGCACGGCGCGCAGCTCGGCGCCGCCCTTGATGAGGTAGGTGGCGTAGGTATGGCGCAGCTTATGCGGCGACAGGCGGCGAATGGGCAGCCCATCGAAAAAGCTGTCGTACTGCCGGCGGAACGAGCCGGGTGTCATGTAACCGCCGCGCTTTGCCGGAACAACGTAGATACTCGTTTTCGGCGCGTCCGCCAGCACCGCGGCAAGCTGGTCACCGTAGGTGACAACGCGCACCCGCTCGTTCTTGGTCACGTCCACGGGCGCAAACTCGCCTTTGGCAACACGGGTGACAACGCGCCGGACGGTGATTGTGCGGTTCTTCCGGTCGATGTCGCGCCAGTGCAGCCCCATGACTTCCTCGCTGCGCAGACCGGCGTACAGCAGAATGGCAATCGCCACACCGAACGGTCGGTCAAGGTGAGAGAGCAGGCAGGCGATTTCGTCCGGCTTGTAGACGGTGATATTCTTGAATGTCGCGTCCGGCTTGACCTTGATACCCTCGCACGGATTGCGGCTGCACAGACCGTTCGCAACCGCGCTTTTCATGATCTGGTCGATGGTGATGAAGATGTGGTGGCGTGCGCTCTTACTGAGGTGCGCGGCGCTGCCCATCAGCCGCTCAATGTCGGCGGGCATGACCTTGTCGAGCGACATTTTGCCGAGCATAGGCAGGATATAGCGGTTGAAATACAGCTCGTAATTGGCGTAGGTGCGGTACTTGACCGACTGCTCTTTGCGTTCCAGCCACTCTGCGCCCCAGCCTCCGACCGACTTCCGCCGGGCCTGCGTCTGTTTACCTTTCTCGAGAAATTCCTCGTAGGCGGCTTTAGCGAGCGCACGAGTGCGCCTGCAGAATGACTTCTGAACATGGCTGCCGTCCGGCATATCGAGCCAGACACGCAGTTCCACACTGCCGTTCGGCTTTTTGCGGAAACTTCCGTTCATAATGATAAAACCCCTTTCTTATCGCATGAAGGTGTGATAAAATAGAGGTACTGATAGGTTTCGCGATTTGTCAGTACCTCATGTCCCGCTCTGGTGTTGGTAGCACCGGGGCGGGATTTTTTTGAAAAAATATTTGTTGAATATTTATAGTAACGCCAAAGATGCCAGAAAGCTCCGCAGAACGCTGCGAACCGCTGGTGTCGGTTGGATGAATGATAAAACGTATCAAAAAGTTCAGAAAACGCGAGATTGAAGTTTTTTCACCGTCATTTTGTCAATTTACAGAATTGGTGCCATGCGGTAAGATACCACCTGTAATTACAACTGAGCGCGCTCACCCCGAAATGGGGGACAGCATTGGAGTAACGCATGGCGGGGTATGTTCCCGCCGCTCCTTTCCACCTATGGACGAAAGGACAATGCAATGAGCAAAGAAATTCAGATTTTCGCAAATGACCAGTTCGGCGAGGTTCGCACGCTGACTAAGGACGGCGAACCGTGGTTTGTCGGCAAGGACGTAGCGGACATTCTCGGTTATTCCGATACCGCACAGGCGGTCCGCAAGCACATCGATGACGAAGACAAGGGGGTGGTTGAAATGACAACCCCCGGCGGCAAGCAGAACATGGTTATCATCAACGAGTCCGGCTTGTACAGCCTTATCCTGTCCAGCAAGCTGCCGGCGGCCAGAGCGTTCAAGCGCTGGGTAACGTCCGAAGTGCTGCCTGCAATCCGCAAGCACGGCGAGTACACGGCACCGAAGGTATCGCAGAAGCGGCTCGGCGAGGTCAACAGCGCGGCACGCATTATCCGCCAGACACTCAAGGAGGCCGGTATGGCGCCGCAGTTTGTTGCCGTTGCCATGAAGAGTCTGTACGCGCCGGTCGGTGTGGAGATCCCGCTCGAGGGCGTAACGCTGAACAAGCAACTGTTCGATGCGACCGCGATTGCTAAAAAGGTTGGCGTAATGTCCAGATCGGGCAAACCGCACGCACACGCAATCTCCGCGATCATCGCGCAGGTGGACGTACTGCCCGAGGAAAAAGAGCTTGCGCCGTTCCAGAGCGCCGTCAGCGGCCACGCCGGAACGAACGTGCAGTACACGAAGTCGGTCGTTGCCAAGGTCAGCCTGTGGCTGGAGCGCCACGATTACCCGGAAAGTTTTGAGTACCGGGGCAAGAAGTACACGCTGCGGTATAGTGCGGCAGCATAAATATCCTATCCCTGTTCACGGTTCTACCAGTGAATGGGGATTTTTGTTTTAGCTCGGTCGAAATTCAACCTTGACGACCAGACCCAGAATTTGAACATTAGTCTCTTTCAAATCGTAAACAAACGGCTTGTGTTTGGGATTGGTGGACTGCGGCATGAGGGTTACTATGTTACCACTTCGAGAAAAGCGTTTGAGGGTTGCGTCTTGATCGTCGATAAGGACTGCCGCGATCTCGCCATTTTCAACAATATCCTGTCTACGGATAATAACAATATCACCATCAAAAATACGGGCGGCATTCATGCTGTCACCTCGTACGCGCAGAGCAAAGTATTCTGCGCCGCCGTTAAGGTCGGTAAAAGTGTAGCCCTCGATATTTTCTTCGGCGTAGATCGGCGCTCCTGCAGCGATGCGGCCGAGGATGGGGATGCGCTTTAGGTGAGAGAAGTCAACCGGAACGGCATTGTCGGGAAGTTTGTTTGTTTGTTCCTTGATAGGTGCTTTGCCGGTCAGCGTGTTCATGTCTACATTATAGAAGTCGGCAAAAACTTCAAGGGTTTCCAGATCTGGCTCGCGCTTGCCGGTTTCATACATACCGATCGCACTGCGGGATATTTTCAGGGTGTTTGCAAGCTCCTGCTGGGACAGTCCTTTTCTTTTTCGCAAATAAGTGAGCATATCACTAAGTTGTGCCAAATGGATCGCCTCCTTATGTTGGTATCATAACACGACCCGTGACAAAAGTAAATAGAAAAATGTCACGAAATGTGTTGACAAAGATTGACGAGGTTGTTATAATAACATTGTCACATAAAGTGACACGCAAGGAGGTGACAAAAATGACGATTGCAGAACGGCTTGTGCAGGCAAGAGGTAACATTCCGCGTGATATTGTAGCCAGTGCGGTAGGGATTTCGCTGTCTGCTATCTCGATGTACGAGAATGGACAGCGTGTACCGCGTGACGAGATCAAGGTCAAACTGGCGGATTACTACCACACGACCGTACAGGCTCTTTTTTTTGACACAGATAGTCACGATAAGTGACAAAAGCGAGGTAAGAAACAATGACTGAAAACACGCAAAAATCTATTAAGAAGGCACTTTGTTTTGAAAAAAACGGAGAAACATTTGCAGTTGAGATTAGTATTGCAAATGTTCCTCCGAAGCGCGAGCGAGATACCATAATCAGATGGTTGGATGAGCTCTATGTTAATGCAAAAATGGAGTTATGTTATCATTAAAGGAAGGATAATTTTAGCCATTTCTTCTGGATGTTTAGCCAGTTCTTGCATAATAATTTGCTCCTGATCTTCGGATGTTAAGCCAGGGCGGAGCATTTGCTGCAACAGGGTTGGTTGGGTACAGCAGAAATTGAGAAAATTTTTCATTACTTCCTGTTGTGGATCTGCTTTTTGTCCGAAAAGAGTGGGTACATAATTGGTAAATGCGCACAACTCCAAAAACTGGTTATCAGGCTTATTGGGATTTCGTTGATAGAAACCAAATCTTGAGATGAGCTTTGTTTTCAAATCTTCCATACCACCTGCTTCCAAAGAGTATTCGATATAGCGCAAGTGAGAAATATCGAAAGGAATTGAAGGTGCATTTTGCTCACGGATAAGAATGGTGCGTGGGCTGATGGCATGGCGTATACCGAGTTCATAAAATACATTTGGATTAGGATATGTGATGTCAGCAATAACATATTTGGAGTGCATCAACTTCATGAAAATATCATTGCTCATTGAACCGGGATTCAGTTCTTCATCTGCTCGGATGACTTCAAGCGTGGGGTCGGCAGCTTGGATAGCCTGCTTGATAATGTAGTCGTATCGTTTACGCAGATCATTTTCGGAAACAGTTACACCATTGTAAATTTGTGTACCGATTGGCATAACAACAAAGCAAGAATTTGTCATAATAAGACCTCCTTTGTCAATATTATAGCAAATGCTGGATTAGGGTACAAGCGTAAAAGTGAGGTGAAAACCAATGATTTTCCCAATTACCGCTTTATGCGTATCGTCGTTCGCCTTAGGCTGGACTGTACGCAGCTGCGTATATCAGTTCCTGCGCTGGCGTGCCTTAGACAATCTGGCAAAGGCCGTACGACGAGCGCTCGATGACAGCAATTCGGAGGAGAACCGATAAAATGGCAGAACAGAAACAAATACTGCGCATTTCGTCCACGGATAATATTCGCTACTCGGTGCTGCAGTTGCTGCATGAATGCCTTGCGGCGGCAGCAAGAAAGGGCGATGCCCAATCAGCTATTGCGCTGTCAAAATACATTTTCAAGGAATTTGATGAGCGAGATATGCTGCTTTATGTAGAAACGACGCAATACGAGCTGGAAACAAGAAAGCATGTACGAGAACCCATCAAGAAGGGTGGTGATGCTTCATGATTTACCTCCCGTCGGGCATTGCTTTTTGGGAGCTGCTCATTCTGGTGCAGATCCACCTGTTGAAGAACAGGCTGTTCCATCAGCGTATCGACATGTTCTGTGCGGTATTTTACATCAGTTTGGCTGCTCTGATCTGCATTGCACGGATGACAGCTAAGTTTATCACATAAGAGAGGAGAATTCACATGACGGACAAGCGTGAAACCTACACCGCAAAAGAATGCGCACAACGTCTGGGCATGAACCCTAACTCGCTGCGCAACCTGATCCGCACCAAGCAGGTGCCGTTTGGCATCGCGTACCGTCAGCCGAGCGGGCGTATGCACTTTATCATTCCCAAGGCCGCGTTCGAGAAGTTCATGGCCGAGGGTGTCAGCACGGAATGAAAAGGAGATGAAACCCTATGTCTAACAACAATTTCGCAGAAACTCTCGCCTCGGTCGCATCCGAGTTCGACAGTCCGCACCGCAAGCCGCGGCCGAGCAAGCGCCCGTACTTCCGCTGGACAGATGAACAGCTCGAGCAGTTGGCAACGCTGCGCGACGAGGGCAAGTCCGCGAACGAGATCGCGGAGGCGCTGGGCGTATCCCGCGATAAGGTCATCACCAAGCTGGCCGCCATGGCAGCACGGCAGCGGACCGGCAGCAAGACGCCGGAGCCGAGTACCGAACCGGTACCCGAGGTCGAAGCAGAGCCGGAGCAGGAAGCTGAAACCGAGCCGTCCGTCGAGGCCGAGCCGGAACCAGCAAAAGAGCCGGTCGATGTTGACCGCATGATCTTCACGGCGTTTGACGCTGTGGTCGGTCGGGTGGACGACTTCAACAAGATGGCTGTCTGCTGGCGCAAGGCTTTGTCGGTCATCGAGCAGGAAATCCGCAAGCTGTCGTACATCATCGAGCAGCACCCCGACGCCGATGTGTCGGTCTGCGAGATCGCGGCTGTTATCGCCTACGACGAAGTGCGCGCATGAAAAACGCCGCTGTCAGGACGGCAATCCCGATCAGCGGCAGGTAAAAGTATTCAACCACATAATAGCATGAAGTTAGGAGATTTTCAATGGTAAAGATTATCTGTACGGAAAAAAATGGCGTGAACAAGACCGAAGTCGAGCTGTCCGGCGAGATGGACTTCATCACCGCCCAGATCAGCTACGCGATTGCAAGCATGTACACCGAGATCCGCAAGCAGGACAAGAACGTCGGTGAAGCGTTTCGCGTGTCTATGACCCGCGCCATCGCAAGCAAGGATTCGCCCGTCTGGAAGCGCACGACTTACGATGACGCGACCTGCCGTGCAGCACTCGTCCGCAAGGGCGCGAAGCTGACCGGCGACGACATTGCCGACCTGCTGCGCCGCGGCACGCCGAAGGACATCATCAAGAGCCTGCTGGAGGAGATGGAAGCATGAACATCCTTCTGAAATCCTTGGATTTGGTGCACTTCAAGTGCTTCAACGTCCTGCACCTCGACTTTCACGAGGGCGTGAACAACATCTATGGCGAGAACGCCGCAGGCAAAACCAGCGTTTACGACGCGCTGACGTGGCTGCTTTTCGACAAGGACAGCGCAGGCCACAGCCGCCCGGCCATCAAGCCGACTGGTGCACCGGCAGGCACGATGCCCGAGGTCACCGCCATTCTGGAGGTGGACGGCGAGCCAATCAAGCTGCGCAAGGTGCTCCGCGAGAAGTGGGAGAAGCCACGCGGTTCGTCCATCGAGCGCTACGCCGGTGACACCCGTGACTATTACATCGACGATGTGCCGCTTGCCGAAAACGCATACAAGCGCCGCATTGCAGAGCTGATCGACGAGAGACAGTTTAAGTTGCTCACCGATGTCTGGGCGGTAACGAAAGGAATGCACTGGAAAGACCGCCGCACGCTGCTCGCTGAGATCTGCGGTCTGCCGGAGGACAAGCAGCTGCTCGCGACTGCACCGCAGTTTGCCGAGTTGACCGAGAAAGTCGGCCGCCGGACAGTGGATGAATACAAGTCCGTGCTGATGAAGCAGCGCAAGGACATGAACGCAAACCTGAACACGCTGCCGGTCCGCGTGGATGAATGCAGCCGCATGGTAGCGGAGCTGGAAAGTCTTGACTTCGCGGCAGCGCACAGCGAAAGCGACCGTTTGCAGGCCGAGCGCGAGCGGGTGCAGGGCGAGCTTGTGAAGCTCACGAACAACACCCTTGCCGCACAGGCACGCAACGAGCTGGGCGCACTGCAAAATCAGCTCCGTGAGCTGGAAACCGAAAACAACGCCCATCTTGCCAGTCAGCGCGTGCCGGTCGAGGACAAGACCGACGAGCTGCGCCGTGCGCTTTCCGAACGTAAGCAGGACGTTGATCGCTTTCAGAGAACCATTGACCATGAAAAGCGGTACATCGCGGACGGCGAAACCCGCCTAAACGATTACCGTGCCCGCTGGCGTGCGATTGACATGGAAGAGTTCACGGAAACCGTCTGCCCGACCTGCCATCAGCCGCTGCCGGCAGAGCAGGTTGCAGAGGCGCGCGAAGCCTTTGCCGCCTATCAGCAGCAGCGTAAGGGCGCACTCCTTGAGGACAGCAAGCTGGTCAAGCAGGGCATTGCCGCCACGCAGGAGCGCCTTGCGAATGCGGAAACGGCGCTGAAATCCGCACAGGACGAGGTGCAGAAAGCGCAGATTGCCCTTGACGGATATACGCCGCCGGTCATCACAGAACCGGAGAACCTGCCGGACTACGACCGCCGCAGGAACGCCATCCAGATGCTCATCACGGATACGGAAAAGCGGCTCGACCGATTGAACAGCGACACCGCTGCGGAAAAGACCCGTCTGGAAACCGAGCACGCCGAGCTGACGCGCCGCAAGCTGGAAAGCGATGCCGTTCTTGCCAAGGAGCAGACACTCGCGGACACGAAAAAGCGCATTGCCGAGTTGCAGACCGAGCAGCGCAAAGCCGCCGCCAAGGTCGAGCAGATGGACAGGCTCATTGCCATGTGCGAGGAGTTTACACGCTACCGCGTGCAGGCTATCACCGAGAGCGTCAACAGCAAGTTCCGTCTGACACGCTGGCGACTGTTCACTGAGCAGGTCAACGGCGGTCTGGCAGACTGCTGTGAGCCGATGGACAGGAACGGCTCGACGTTCGAGGGCACGAACAACGCCATGCAAATCAACATTGGCATGGACATTATCGACACGCTTTCCGCACATTTTGACCGCCGTGTACCGCTTTTCGTGGACAACGCCGAGAGTGTTACACATTTGCAGCCTATCGGCTCGCAGGTCGTGCGGCTGGTGGTTTCGGAGCAGGATAAGGAGTTGAGAATCGAATGAGCCTGAAAGCAAAACGCAAGGTCGTGAGCAGCATTCCGCTGATGGACGGCGGCACCTACATAGGTGTTTGCGTTGCGGTCGTTGACCTCGGTCAGCAGTACAAGCAGTTCGAGAAGCAGAAGCAGGGCAAGTACGCCGAGGAATGTATGTTCATCTTCGAGATACCGGATGAGCGTGTCGAGGTGGACGGCGAGGACAAGCCGCGCTGGCTGTCGTCCCGCCGGTTTACGGTGTCGCTGCATGAGCGTGCGGCGCTATTCCAGATGCTGACCGCATGGCGCGGTAAGGCGCTGACCGATGCGGAGCTGGATCCGGCCGGTGATGGCTTTGATCTGATGCAGATGGCAGGCGTACCGGCCATGCTCAGCGTGACCGTCGTTGAAAAGGATGACGGTAGCAAGTACAACCGCATCGAGGCGGTCACCGGTTTCCCTAAAGGCCTTCCGGCACCGCAGCCGGAGAGTGAAATCCTCGTATTTGATGCGGATGAGCCGGACATGGAAGTGTTCGGCAAACTGCCCGAGTGGGTGCAGGACATCATCCGCAAGTCTACGCAGTTCGCGGACAACGCACCCGAGGAAAAGGTCGATATTCCGCCCGAAGAACCGGAAACGCCGCCTGACAGCAAAGGAGCGTGCCCGATTTGACGTTTACATCACTGGCGAGCAGCTCTCGCGGCAACGCCTACGTTGTGTCGGACGGTGAAACGACTCTGCTGCTGGAGTGCGGACTGACGTTCAAGGAGCTGCAAAAGCGGCTCGGCTACGGCGTGGCGGGCATTACCGCGTGTCTGGTCAGCCATGAGCACCAGGACCACGCCAAAGCCGCCGCACAGCTGCTGAAAGGCGGCGTTCCGATCTATATGAGCGAGGGCACAGCCGCCGCCCACAAGGACGCAATGGACGCGGCGCATCTCATCAAGGCAGGCGAGGTTCTGCGGTTCGGACACCTGACGGTCGTTCCGTTCCGCACCTATCATAATGTAGAGGAGCCGCTCGGATTCCTCATTGAGGACGGCCGCACGAAGGAGCGGCTGCTCTGGGCGGTCGATACCGCCAATCTGGGCGTCACCGCTGACCGGCTGACTTATATCGCCGTCGAGTGCAACTACGAGGAAAGCCTGCTGGGTCGCAGCGACCGCATTCCCTCGGTGCTCAAGGAGCGCATTCGGCACAGTCATTTTGAGGTGTCGGACGTTATCAAATGGCTGCACAAGCAGGATCTCAGCGGCGTGCTCACCATCTGGCTGCTGCACCTGTCCGCCGGCAACAGCAGGGCAGAGGCATGGCAGCGGCGGTTTGAAAGGGAATTTCCGGGGATTGAGATTCGGATTTGTCCGGAATAAGAGGAGAATTTCATGAAGATTACATTTGACGTAGACCCGCGCACTGCATCGGCGCTGCTGAAATACGCTGCTCGTTGGAGCATGACACCTGGCGAGATCATAGACGGTCTGATGAGATTCTACAAACGTGAGATGAAGGAGAGGTACAACCATGAGTAACTTTAATAACACCGGCGAAGTTAAGGAGATCAGCATTCTGGACATGATGAACGGCGCGATCGGTGAGCGCACGGCCTACGAGCTGACGCGCATCATGAAAAACTGCCGCGACTTCAACACCGAGGCGAAAAAGGCGCGGACGCTGACCATCAAACTGTCCATCGTGCCGACCGAGAACCGCGACAGCGTGGCTGTCCGTGCGGAGGTGAGCAGCAAGCTGATTCCGGTCAAGCCGATCGACGGCGCACTGCTGCTCGGCGGCACGGACGCGGAACCCATCGTTATGGAGTACACGCCGCAGGTGCCCGGTCAGCAGTCGTTCGACCCGTCCGTTGACACCGAACCCAAGGTCGTCAAGCTGGCGTAAATCAATAGGAGGATATTCAAAATGATCAAGGAAGCACTGGAATATATCGTAAACCTTTCGGCTCCGCATCTGGAGTTCCGCAATGGCAGCCACTATGCAGACCGCACGCTGCACCGCATTCCGAACGAGCTGACGGCATCGCCGCTGGCGGTACATACGCTTTCGGCGGTGCGCGACTACATTGAGAGCGGCGCAGATGAATGTGCCGAGGATGAGGACAGCATCGGCCGCCGCTTCGTTATCCATGTTGCGGATTACGACCGCGTGTACCTGTACCGCGAGCTGAACAGCGACAAGGCGCGTGAGTGCCTGCTGGAAGCCGAGCTGTCCGCACCGACGTTCCCGTTTGGCCGCTGGCTGGGCGTGGAGGAGTTCATCATCAATATGCAGACGCATTTCGTGCCGACCGAAGTCCGCGACACGTTGGTGCAGCTCATTAGCACGGTAACGACCGAGAACGGCGTATCGCTGGCGGATGACGGCATGACGCAGCGCGTGACGGCCCGTAGCGGTATTTCTCTTGTGAAACAGGTGAGCGTGCCGAACCCGGTTGTACTGGCGCCGTACCGCACCTTTACCGAGGTTGAGCAGCCGAAAAGTCCGTTCGTGTTCCGTATTCGCCAGACCGGCGATGAGGTGCAGGCGGCGCTCTTTGCGGCTGATGCGGATGCATGGAAGCGTGAGGCTATCGCAAATATCCGCGACTGGTTCGAGCAGCACATTCCGCAGGAGCTCCGCGAGGACGTTATCATTCTGGCGTAAGCAGGCAAGGCACAGGGCGGCAACCCCGCCCTTCCTGCCCTGAAAACCGGAGGTGATACTACGGGCAGACCGACCAAGAACGGGCTGGATTATTTCCGTCACGATATTGGATTGATGAGCGACCCGAAGCTGATTACCGCACGGCGCAAATACGGCGCGGCGGCGATCGTGGTGTATTTACAGCTGCTGGTGATGGCGTACCGCGACAAAGGCTATTATTTAGCCTACGGCGATAGCGACCGTGACGGCGTGATCTGGTCCATTAAAAGCGAAGTATTGTCCGGACGCTATGAGCCGGACGCAGAAAAAATTGCAGAGATGATAGATTGTCTGGCGGCGCACGGGCTTTTCGACGGCGACCTATTCCAGCAGGGCATTATCACCTCGCACAGAATCCAGGAGCACTACTACTTTGCGACTGCCGGACGAACCAATCCGGAGGTGAAGTGGGAACTGTGGCTTCTGACCGAGCAGGAAATGCGGGAGATCAGCTCTCGCAGTGTTTTGCTGCAAAAATTCGTTTCCCGCGAGGAAAACCCCGGTTTCACAAGCGAGAAACCCCAGTTTCCCTCTGACGAAAGTACACATAGTAAAGTAAAAGAAAAAGATAGGAATATAGATAGTAATTCTACTCTACTACACAGCGACGTGGAGGAAATTTTAGGAGAACGGCTGAACAAGGCGAACCGCTCTGCTATCGCCAAGATGAGGTCATTAGGAATGACCGATGAGGTGATAACGGCTACTGCGCATTATGCAGTCGGCCACGCCAAGAGCGACAGCCGCGGTTATGTGCCGTACTTTATGACCGTACTGCGTGAGCGGCTGAAAAACGGCGTGCTGACGGCAGCGAACCTGTCCAGGCCGAAAGAGCAGAGCAGACCAAAGCAGGAGGACTCGAGCGGCTATCTCAGCCCGGCGAACATCGGCGGTACTGACCGAGGGCAGGACGATTCGCAGCTTTCGGACTGGGAGCGGGAATGGAAAAATCGGGTTATGAACCGCAGTAAGGAGAACAGTAATGACGATTAAAGAATATCAGCGCAAGGCCATGCGTACAGCGACGCCGAAGTGCTATAACACGGCAAATGCCGCTCTCGGCCTGACCGGCGAGGCTGGCGAGGTAGCCGATGAAGTCAAGAAGTGTATGTATCAGGGACATCCGTGGCAGCCGTCCAAAATTATCGAAGAGCTGGGCGACGTGCTGTGGTATGTGACTTTGATGGCTGAACTGATGAACGTACCGTTGGAGTACATCATGCAGGCAAACATCGAGAAGCTGGAACGGCGGTATCCGGATGGTTTTTCGCCGGCGGCGAGCGTGAATCGGGAGGAGAACAATGGCAAAATGTAAATTCTGCGGACAGGGCGTGCGGACTGCACCCGAGTTCCATCTGGCCTGCTGGGAGCAGCGGGCAAACAAGGTGATGGAGGGGTTCTGCGACGAGTATTGCAGATTTCCGCGAGAAATCAAGGACCATGACAATCTTATCGAGCATTGTTCGGAGTGCGTGGCCGCAGAGCTGCTGCGAATGGGAGGTAATGAGGTATGATGCTGGAACTGACAGGTAAGGACATTCTCGCCCTGACCAACGAGAGCAAGCGCAAGGCCGTCCTGGCCGACTGGCAGAACTGGGGTATCTGGCACAAGGCGCCCGAGATCGGGCTTAACGTGTACCGGCTCGACCTGCCGGACGGCAGCTTTTTCACCGCCAGCTGGTACGAGGGCGACGACTTCTTTCCCGGCGGCGGTACGCATAATGTCAACTGTCCGCGCTTCAATCTCTGCGACAAGGGCGGCAAGCTGAAAGCTGGGAGCAAGGCCGAGAGCCTGCTGACGGACAAGCTCAAGGAGCTGCGGAAGGAGCTGATGAGAGATGGCAACGCCTGAATGTTATTACTGCAAAGCAAAGGAACACTGCATTGCCGCGGCTCAGCCGGGGTCGGTTTTGTGCATGGTAAACCGCATGAGATACGGCGGTACACACGCGGATGATGTCCCGCCGAGAACAGAAGCGGTGTATTGCCAGTTTTGCGGACAGCCGTTAAAGGTAATCGGTCAGAAACGGTTTTGCAATAATACTCGTTGCCTGAACCGCTATAACGATGTCTGATAGGAGGATAAGCATGAATACAAAAGAACTTATCGAAGCCCTCGGACAGCTGAAAGTGCAGACCGGCTCTCTGGCCTGCCTCGGCTGCGGGCATGATCACAACTGCGGTTTGCATGGCTGCGCCCTGATCCGCGAGGCAGTGACCCAGCTGATCGAACAGAACGGCTGGATCAACCCAAAGGAGCGCCTGCCGGAGCGCGGTGTGCCGGTGTTGACGTACAACAAGTGGGGACGTGCAAGAGTGGAAACGCTGCGTACCTGGGATGAGCAGCCGTATTTTGTCGGCGGGCTGAAAGCCGGAACCGATGTGCTGTTCTGGCGGCCGTTGCCGCAGTTGCCGGAGGTGCAGGAATGACAATCACTGATTTGCTGGTCAATCTGGACTGTATCCTGTGGCTGGTGCTGTTCTTCCTTGTGCTGCATCGGGTCCACTTCTGGGACGGGAAATTCAGCGAGTTACATGAGGAACTGCTGAGAACAATCCGAGAGGAGGACAAGAAATGAACGATTTCAGTGGCCCGGTAGATAAGAAAACAGCGAAAACCCTGCTGAAACTATGCAGGAAGACCATTCCGGTTATGACACTGCTGGACGCATACACCATTCAGGCTATCCTGCACGGAGCAGAACGGCGTGCCAAAGAGAGGGAGGACACCCATGACGATTAACCAGGTAATCCGCATCCTCGACCCGGCCACGACAGCCGAGGAGCTGGCAACGATCGAATACTACGGTGGTCTGCACGGCCGTGAAAAGATGGTAGCCGCCTGCGACGAAGCCTGCCGCGTAGCGGTTGGCATCATGCGGAAATATCAGGAGGCGCACAAGAATATTGACTAAATACAGCGATAAGGTTCGGCGCTATCTCGTGTGGCGCTACGGCATTACGGACAGGGAGGGGAAGCATTGAACAATCGTGAGGACTGGTGGGAGTACACAAAGCGCATCATCCGTTCGTATCCGGCGCTCGCGCGCAAGGCGGAGAGCGTGGGTGACATGCCCTGCACACCGGCCTACGGCGCGTCCGGCGGTCACAGCAGCGGCGGTAGTCCGGTTGAGCGTGCGGTCGTTGACCGCCTGACTGATAAAGAACAGCGACGGTATGATGCGGTGCGGGCTGCCATCTCGGGAACTGAGCGCATGAAGCACGGACACCAGCGCATGGAGCTGATCGACCGCGTGTACTGGAAGCGCAGCCATACGCTGTATGGTGCGGCGATGTGCGTGCCGGTGAGCGAGAGGACGGCGCATACATGGAATGCGGAGTTTATTCGGCTGGTCGAAAAATATTTAGACCTTCCGTGAAAATTTGCCTAACGTGCACCTAAATCTGTGTTTTAATAGTATCGTGAAGTTGACAGGGGTGAAACGCAGACCCTGTTCCTCTTGCTTCATGTACTATCACCTAGAAAGAGCACTCTTGTATGAAAGGGTGCTTTTTCATTGCAGATTATGACTTATTACGCTATAATAAAATAAATACAGTATGTAGGGTGATAGCATGAACGAAGAAAAGAAAACGTGTTTTGTCATTATGCCGATTAGTGATCCGTCAGGGTACGAAGAAGGACATTTTCTGAAAGTTTATCAAGATGTATTCAGTCCGGCGATTGAAGCAGCTGGATATATACCACATCGAGTAGATGAAGACAGTAAAAGCAGCTTGATTCAGACGAAAATAATTAAAAATCTACTTGAAGCGCCAATGGCGATTTGCGATTTGAGCACGCGCAATCCGAATGTCCTTTTTGAATTGGGTATTCGCCAAGCCTTTAATAAGCCGGTCGTTATAGTTCAACAGGAGGGTACAGAAAGGATTTTTGATGTTGGTTGCATATCTTGCATCGATTATGATTCACAAATGGGGTATCGTGGTGTCGTAAAGGCGCGAGAGCAAATAAAAACGGCAATTAAAGCTACTGAAGGAAACAACGTTAATTCTATAATTAATGAGTTGAATATTAAACCTGCAAATATAACCGATACATCACTCTCTGATACATCGGTTAGCGATGATAAGCGTAATCAGCTATTATTATATATGCTGTTGAATAAAGTAGATCAAATGAATGAAGATTTGCAGAAAATAAAATCAGCATATAATGCAAACCAAAGGAATGCATCGCGACAAACATTATCGAGATCGCTACCAAAAGAACAGTTGGAGACATTGGCTTATATCGAAGCAAGAAATCGACTCTATCAGGAAAAGAACGATAAGAAAATAGATGAAGAAAAAACACTTGGAGAGCAATTGGCTGAACTCAACAAGAAGAAATAGAAAGAGACCGCTTTAACAGTTGTTAGGGCGGTTTTCTTTTACCCATTTTCAGAAAGGACGGTGAGCGCGTGAGCAAACTGACAGCCAAGCAGCAGGCTTGGGTAGATTATTACAAGCAGGGCAAGACGGCGGCGGAGGCGGCGCGGCTTGCCGGGTACAAGGCGAGGGATGACAACGGATTTCAATCCATCGGCAGTGAAAACCTGCGGAAACTTGCTGTTTACATCGCGGAGCGGGATAAAATCCTTGAAACGCCGCGCATTGCCGACATGGAGGAGATAAACGCCTTCTGGACGAACGTCATGCGCGACAAGGGAGAGGAAACCAAGGACCGCCTCAAAGCCTCCGAGCTGAGAGCGAAAGCGGCGGGCGCGTTTGTGCAGCAGATCGAGCACTCCGGCACGCTCGAGGTAGACAACCCGCTTGCCGGTCTGACCACCGAGGAGCTGCGAAAGCTGGCGGACGATGGTTGACCCTCGCATTCGCCGCGCGGCTCGCATAGAGCTTGCCCGGCGTGATTTCTGGTCGTTCTGCAAGCTGATGGCGCCGGACTTCTACCGCGAGGACCGGCCGTACCTCAAGACGCTGTGTCGGCGCTTACAGGCGTTCTGTGAGAGCGACCGCAAGGTGCTGGTGGTCAATATGCCGCCGCGACACGGCAAGAGCCGGACGGCGGTGCTGCTGAGCCAGTGGCTGTTTGGGCGCGACCCGTCCGAGCAGATCATGACCGGCAGCTACAACGAAACGCTGTCCACGACGTTCGCACGGGCAGTCCGTGACGGTATTGTGGAGGAACGGTTCGACCCGAACCGCATTGTGTTCTCGGACATTTTTCCGCAGACCCGCATCAAGTACGGCGAGGCCGCTGCGGGCAAGTGGGCGCTCGAGGGGCAGTACGCGAGCTACCTCGCTACCTCTCCAGGCGGCACGGCGACCGGCTTCGGCGCACGCAAGCTGATTCTCGATGACCTGATCAAGAAGGCCGAGGAGGCGTTTAACGAGGGCGCACTCGACAAGCAGTGGCAGTGGTTCACGGACACGATGCTGTCCCGAACCGAAACCGGCTACAAGATCGTTATCATCATGACGCGCTGGGCGACCGGCGACCTCGCAGGACGCGCTCTGGAGCACTGGCAGGACGCGGAACTCATCACCATGAAGGCCTTGCAGGACGACGGCACCATGCTGTGCGATGCGGTTCTCACCCGCGAGGACTACGAGGACAAGGTTCGCACGATGAGCGAGGAAATCGCGTCCGCGAACTATCAGCAGCAGCCGATCGACCTCAAAGGCCGTCTGTACAGCAGCTTCAAGACCTATACGGACATTCCGAGGGACGAGCACGGCAATCCGCTGTTTACCCATATCCGCAGCTACACGGACACGGCGGACACCGGCGCGGACTATTTGTGCAGCATCATCTACGGCGAGTACGCGCACGAGGCGTATGTGCTCGACATTTACTACACAAAGGATCCGATGGAAGTGACCGAGCCGGAAACCGCACGGCGGCTGCTGGCGCACGGCGTAAACCTCGCGAAAATCGAGAGCAACAACGGCGGCCGCGGCTTTGCCCGCAACGTGCAGGAGCAGCTTCGGCGGCTCGGCTCCAACCGCTGCCGTGTGGAGTGGTTCCACCAGAGCGAGAACAAGGTCGCGCGTATCCTCACCAACTCAACGTGGGTGCAGGATCACATTTACTACCCCGCAAACTGGCGCGACCGCTGGCCGGAGTACGCAAAAGCAATGTTACATTACCAGAAAGAGGGCAAGAATGCCCATGATGACGCTCCCGACGCCACGACCGGCGTTGCGGAGCAGTTTACCAGGAAAGGAGGGGTCAGCGTATGGTGAAAGTGAACAGCCGCACGATTCAGCGGCTTTTACAGGGGCACGGGCAGTTCATCCGCGCAGCGGACGAGGCGCGGCGCTATTACAGCAACGTCAACCGCATCAAGCAGGACAACAGCGTTTTGCAGCGGCAGGCAGAGACCGAGCAGGCGCTCGGCAATCCGCTGCACCTCGCGGACAACCGCATTTCGCACTCGTGGCATAATCTGCTCGTGACGCAGAAGGTTTCCTACGCGCTGAGCTATCCGCCGGTGTTCGATGTGGGGAACAAGACCGCCAACGAGCGGATCGCAGAGATCCTCGGAGATCAGTACACCGCAACGGCCATGCAGCTCGGCATTGACGCGAGCAACACCTCGGTCGGGTGGCTGCATTACTGGCGCGGCACAGACGGCCGTTTCCGCTATCATACCGTAGACCCGGAGCAGATCGTGCCGGTGTTCTCCGGTACGCTGGAGAGCGATTTAGTCGGTGTGCTGCGCTGCTACACCATGCTCGACCCGGAAAGCGGTCAGACCGTGCAGGTGTGCGAGTATTGGGACGACACGACCTGCCGATTTTACCGTCAGAACGGCGTGTCCGGCAGCTATGCTTACTTCGATTACCCGGAAGTCGGACAGGAGCTGCGGCACGGCCTCGGCGCTGTGCCGTTCATCCCGTTTTACAACAACGCCGACCGCATGGGCGATCTGCCGCTGTACCGTGACCTGATCGACGCCTACGACAAGGTGGTTTCCGGCTTCGCCAACGATATGGAGGACGTGCAGGAGGTCATCTTCGTCATCAAGAACTACGGCGGCACGGACAAGACCGAGTTCATGAGCGACCTCAAAAAGAGCAAGCTCATCAAGGTCGAGGGAGACGGCGGTGTGGATACCATCCGTGCGGAAATCCCGTTTGAGGCACGTAACGCCTTTCTCGAGAGAACCCGCCGTCAGATCTTCGTTTCCGGCATGGGCGTTGACCCGAATCCGGAGAATTTCGGCAATTCGTCCGGTGTGGCGCTCAAGTACCTGTACAGCCTGCTTGAGCTGAAAGCCGTGATGTTGGAAACGCAGTTCCGCTCCGGCTTTGCCGAGCTGGTGCGTGCTATCTGCCGCTTGGAGGGTATCGCGCAGCCGAAACGCATTCTCCAGACATGGACGCGCAACATGGTGCAGAACGACCTCGAAACCGCGCAGATCGCGCAGCAGTCGGTCGGCATTATCTCGGACAGAACGATACTCGCAAACCATCCGTGGGTAGACGATGCCGAGAGCGAGCAGAAGCAGATGGAAAAGGAACAGCAGGCAGCAGCCGAGAAGCAGCCGCAGTTTCAGTTTCCACCAAAGGACGGTGTAGGCGATGGCAGCAGCGGATAAGCTGAACGGCGCGTACTGGCGCAAACGTGCCATCGAGCTCGCCGAGAAGCAGAAACGTGAGGACGATGATCTGTGTCTGCGGTTCCATCGGGAATACGAGCGCATTCTGCACGAACTGGACAAGGAAATCTCGATCTTCTACGCCAGATACGCCGAGAACGAGAGCGTCAGCATGGCAGATGCACGCAGGCTGCTGCGGGATGCAGAGCTGGAGGACTTCCGGATGTCGCTGGACGAGTTCCGCGCGAAGGCGCTTGCCGGCGGCTTTGACAAGGAATTGGAGGAGGTTTATCTCCGGTCGCGCATCTCACGTTTGCAGGCGTTGCAGACGCAAGTCGAACTGCGTATGATGGAGCTGTTCAGCTCTCAGCGCGATGTGCTGCGCGACCATTTGCAGGAGCGTTACACCGACACCTACTACCGCACGGTGTACGCCGTCAGCCAGCAGGTCGATGTGGCAAGCACGTTCGCAAGGATTGACCCGCAGACGGTCGAGAAGATCCTCGCTACGCCATGGGCCGGCAGTGAGTTTTCCTCACGCATCTGGGCAGACAAGGACAAGCTGACCCGTGAGCTGATGCAGACGCTCTCACGCGGCTTTGTCCGCGGCGACTCGCTCGACCGCATGACGAAAGAGTTTGCCAAGCGCATGGGCGTGTCTGAGAGCCGCGCGGCGGTGCTCATCCACACTGAGAGCGTCCATATGGCGGCTGAAGCTGCCGAACAGGGATACCGGGAAACCGGTATCCGCTCCTATCGGTTCGAGGCGGCGCTCGATCTCAAGACCTGCACGGTGTGCGGTGCTCTGGATCAGCGCGAGTTTCCGCTCGCGGAGCGTGAAACCGGCATTAACTATCCGCCGCTGCACCCACGCTGCCGGTGTACCACCGTCCCGGTGACGGAGTTCCAGATCGGCAGTAAGCGTGCCGCCAGAAATCCCGCGACCGGCAAGACCGAGTATGTCGAGAAGAAGCTGACGTATGAGGAATGGCGGAAGAAGTATGTTGATGGGGACGCAGACAAAACCGAGTGGGAAGAATATCAGCGCGTCTTGGGTGAAAAAGCACCGAAAACGCTTGAAGAATTCCGCAATATCAAGTATACTGAAAGTAAGAAATGGGGGATAATGATGGAGAACAAACGCCTGTTTGAGAAAATCGACAGCACCGAAACCTATTCCCCGGAGTACCGCGCCAAGCTGAAAGAAACCTATCAGTATTTCAGCGATGCCGGATTTGCGTTCCGTGAGCACGCACTCAACCGTGTGCTCGGTCAGAAAACCGGCAAGGATAAATTCACGTTCACCAAGGAAGAATTACTGCGTATACTGAATAAGCCCGCAAACTACCAACAGCCGGACGGCAAATATGTTCGTTTTTACGACGGCATTTCTGTTATTTCGGCGGATGACACCGGCGAAATCGTCAGTGTGGTAGTCAAGCGGACGCCAAGAAAGGACTGGACTGCGTTATGAAATACACCAATGAACTGATGCTGATGATTGCAAAGTTCCTGTACGGCGAGTACGATGCAGAGCGTTTTTCGTTTGATTTCCCTGCAACGCTTTCGGATGCGTATGACGCTTTTCAGCAGGAAAACCCTGACCTGTGCGACTATCTGGAAGAAGAAATGCCGGATGCGTGCGGCTACTTTGACCCGTATAACACCGGTGACCCGGATACGCTGAACGAACAGCAGTTCCGCATGAAGGTCATGGGAATTTACCAGAACGCGCTGCCGATGTCCATGCGGCCGGCATCGTAACAAATTGTTTGCGAAAATTGATAGAAAAGGTATTTTGAAGTAGAGATTGTGCTGCTACGCACCCTCTGGGTCAAAAGAAATGTGGGAAAGGGCACACCCACCAAAATACCAGAAATCCCGATAGGGGCGCTCCGCAAGGGGCGCCTTTGTCGTACAACCGAAGAACTAACCACCAAGACAACCGTCAAGGTGGTTTTTTCATACCCATTTTTCGATGAAAGGAGCAAAAACAATGGAATTTCTCAAAAGCCTTTTTGAAAAGGGCGCACTAACGTGGGAGCAGTTTCAGCAGGCAGCCAAGGACGCAAAGTTTGAGGTGGTCAACGCCGCCGGCGGTGCTTACGTTCCCAAGGCCGACCTGGACACCAAGGCGCAGGAGCTGACCACGGCGAACAACACCATCAAGGACCTGCGTGCCGCCGCCAAGGCGTGGGACGGCAAGGACCCGAAGAAGCTGGAGGATGACCTCAAAACCCTCCAGACCAAGTACGACACCGACACCGCGAACATCCGCCGCGACGCTGCCATCGACCTGGCACTGACCCGTGCCCATGCACGCGATCCGCAGCTGACCCGTGCGGCGCTCTCGATGGACGACATCAAGATCGGCACGGACGGCAAGGTGACCGGTCTGGACGCGCAGCTCGAAACGCTGAAGAAAGACAAGGCGTGGCTGTTCGAGGAGGACAGTGCAGGTCAGTCCGGCAAGCAGGGCAGCAAGGGCGGAAACCCGAACGGCGGCTATGACCCGCAGTCCGGCGGCAAGCCGAACACGGTAAACGACCTCGGTTCCGCTCTCGCAGAAGTATACAACACCAACGGATAAAGAAAGGAAGATGAAAAATGCCTATCACTCTCGCACAGGCAAAGGTCGGCATGGCAAACCATGTGGACCAGCAGGTTATCGACCAGTTCCGCCGCGGCTCCATGCTGCTGAACGCACTGACGTTTGACAACTCGGTTTCCCCCGGCACGGGCGGCTCGACCCTGACCTATGGCTACACTCAGCTCAAGACCCCGGCAGGCGCGGACTTCCGCGACATCAACGCCGACTACACCGAGACCGTTGCCGACCGCGAAACCAAGTCGGTTGACCTCAAGATCTTCGGCGGTACGTTCAAGATCGACCGTGTTCTCGCTAACACCGCGAACGGTCAGATCAACGAGGTGCAGTTCCAGCTCGAGGAGCACATCAAGGCGACCACCAACCTGTTCCACTACACTGCCATCAACGGCGACAAGGGCACCAAGGGCTTTGACGGTCTGGATACGCTGCTTGTCGGCACCTCCACCGAGCTCAACGCCGACGCCTCCAAGGCGATCGACCTGTCCACCTCGGCGGCCATCGACACCAACTACAAGACCGTGCTCGATATGCTCGACGAGTTCCTCTCCGAGCTGGACGGTGTGCCGACTATGCTCATCGGCAATGCGGCGCTGCTGACCAAGATCCGCTCGTGCGCCCGCCGTGCCGGTTATCTGACCCACGCCGAGGACGCTTTCGGCCGTCAGATGAGCGGTTACAACGGCATTCCGTTCATGGATATGCAGTATTACTACGACACCGCCGAGAAGAAGGAAAAGCCGGTCGTGCCGATTACGTCGCGTGAATACGGCGCGTCCTCGTCTAAGACCACGGTTACGGGTCTGACCGACCTGTACGCAGTCCGTCTGGGTCTGGACGGTTTCCACGCCGTATCTCCGATGGGCGGCAAGGTGATCTCGACCACGCTGCCTGATTTCTCCACCGCAGGTGCAGTCAAGGCCGGTGACGTGGAAATGGTAGCCGCTACCGTGCTCAAGAAGTCCCGCGCTGCCGGCGTGCTGCGTAACTTCAAGGTAAAGTGAGGTGCACATGATGTACAAGATCAAGGCACCGAGCGAGGAGTACGACCGCAAGATCGGCGGTGTGCAGTTCGTCAGTGGTGAGGCGCAGACGGATAACGAGTGGCTTGCAAGCTGGTTCTCCGGCCGTGCGGGCTTTACCGTGGAAACCGTGACCGCCGAGGAGGAAACCGAGCCGACCGAGGACAAACCGAGGGGGAAGCGCAGAAATGACAAGGGAAACGCTGATGCTGCGGGCGCAAAGCCTGCTGCCGAACCTGCCGCAGGAAACGCTTGAGTTCGCCTGCGATCTGGTGCTCGAGCAGATCTGTAACTACTGCAATCTGACCGAGGCACCGGACGGCCTGACGAACACTGCAGCGCTTATGGTGCGCGGCCTGGTAAACAGCGTTCAGCTCCAGAACGAGAATATGCAGCCTGCCGCAAAGGGCGTGTCCAGAGGGGATACGTCCTTTTCCTTTGCCACGGCGGCGGAGCAGCTGGCGGCGCTGGCAGGCTCGGGTGACTTCCTCACCGACTACAAGGCACAGCTGAATGCCTATCGAAAGATGAGGTGGTAGTATGCTCGGCAATCCGGAGCTGGAACGGGCGCTGCTTGAGCAGACCTATGACGGCGTGATGACCGTCACCGGCACACGCAAGCAGGAAGTGAACGGCGAAACCGTCGTAACGCCGGACGCAGTGCTGCACGAGAATATCCCATGTGCACTGTCGTTTTCGGGTACACCGGACAGCAGGACCGACGCAAACAGCGGTCAGATCAGCTATCAGGCGACGATTTACTGTGCGCCGGACTTGACCGTTCCGGCAGGCTGCCACATTGCGGTTCAGCAGTATGGCGTGACCTATCGGCTGAAATACAGCGGCGAAAGCGTGGTCTATCCGACCCATCAGCAGCTTTCCGCTGTCCGAGAGGAGCGAGCGTAATGGCAAGCTGGGGAAGCTGTGATTTTCACGAGCTGCGCGACTTAAACGAACGTATTAAGGCCGCCGCCAGCGAGCAGGAGATGGACGCTTTCTACACCGGACTGCTGGACGAGATGATGAACGGTCTGCTGACCGACGTCAAGGAACTGACACCGGTTGACCGCGGCCACCTGCGGCGTAACTGGTTCATCACCAAGGCGAAGCGCAGCGGAAAGCATTACCGCGCGGAAATTTACAACAACATCGAGTACGCGCCGTGGGTCGAGAACGGCCACCGGCAGGAGGTCGGACGGTACGTTCCGGCCATCGGCAAGCGCCTTGTGAACGGCTTTGTCGAGGGCAGGCATATGCTGCGTGAGGGTCTGCTCGACTTCCAGAAAGAAGCGCCGGACTTTATCAAGGCCAAAAGCGAGGAATTTCTCAGCCGCATGATGGAGGGCAAATGATTAACACCGTACAGGAAATTGTAGACCGTCTGCGCACGGCGTTTCCGCCGGAGCAATACGACATTTACACCGAGAGCATCGAGCAGGGCTTCTCTGTGCCGTGCTTCTCCATTCGGCAGCTTCGTGCGGACGTCACGCCGTACCCGTCCGGCCTGCATGAGATCGTGCAGCACATGGACGTGCGGTTCTTCCCGTCGGACGGCCGTCCGCAGGAGCAGTGCCGAGAGACCGCACAGACGCTCACGCTGCTGCTGCGGCGCACGGAAAGCCTGCGCGGGAGCAATCTCTCGTGGGAAATTACAGATGATGTGCTGCATTTCTTCGCGGACTACCGGCAGTTTGTCCGGGAAATCCCGGAAGATATTCCGATGGAGAATTTGCAGACCACCGTAGGAACGGAGAACGAAAATGGCAGTTAAACGCAAAAACGAGGCAGGAGCACCGGCGTTTACCGGCGCACAGCTCCTGACCTTCGACAGATACCGCGAGCGGCGCGACCTGCTGGGCGTGCTGCTCGACAAGGATCAGCGCTACACCTTTCCCGAGGTGGACGCGCTCATTGACAACTTTATGAAAGGCAAGGTGAATTAAATGGCTTTAGGCGGCGGTATGTATACCGTGCAGAACAAGGTTCTGCCCGGTGCGTACATCAACTTTGTGTCGGCGGCTCGTGCGTCTGCGACCCTGGGCGACCGCGGCACGGCGGCTTTCCCGCTGTCCCTCGACTGGGGACCGGAGAACGAGGTCGTGACCATCGAGAACAGCGAGTTCCAGAAGGGCTCACTTGCGCTGACCGGCTACGCCTACACGGCGGACGAGCTGCGTCCGCTGCGCGAGATCTTCGCAAATGCCAAGACGCTGCACCTGTTCCGTCTGAACAGCGGCGGTGCAAAGGCAGCCTGCAAGTACGCAGAGGCGAAGTATCCGGGCAAGATCGGCAACGAACTGAAGATCGTGATTCAGCAGAACGAGGGCTTCACGGTATCGACGAACGAGGTCTACGACGTTTCGACCTATATCGGCACGACCCTTGTGGACACGCAGAAGGCAGTTAAGGCAGTTGCAGACCTTTCCGACAACGACTATCTGCACTGGAAGGGCAGCGAGGCATTGACCGAGAACGCGGGCCTGCTGCTCACCGGCGGCACGACCGGCGCGGTGCAGGATGCAGCTTACCAGACGTTCCTCGACAAGATCGAGCCGTACAGCTTCAACGCGGTCGGCTGCGACACGAAGAACAGCACGGTCAAGGGTCTGTTCGCCAACTGGACGCGCCGCCTGCGTGATGAGCAGGGCGTAAAGTTCCAGTGCGTGCTGCATGGCTACCCTGCGGCAGACTATGAGGGCGTGATTTCCGTCAAGAACGGTCTGGTCGGTGCATCTGATGATACCTCGGCTGTCTACTGGACGACCGGCGCGGAATCCGCGTGCGCGGTCAACCGCTCGATGACCAACTCGACCTACACCGGCGAGTACGACATCGACACGAACTACACGCAGACCCAGCTTGAAAAGGCGATCAAGGCCGGTGAGTTCACGTTCCACCGTGTGGGCGACCAGACGCGCGTGCTGACCGACATCAACACGTTCGTAAGCATTACAGACGAAAAGAGCGCGGATTTCTCGTCCAATCAGGTCATGCGCGTGCTCGACCAGATTGCGAATGACATTGCATCGCTGTTTAACTCGAAGTACCTCGGCAAAGTCCAGAACGACGCCTCCGGCCGCGTGAGCCTGTGGAGTGACATCGTAGCGCATCACACCCAGCTCCAGACCATCCGCGCCATTGAGAACTTTGACAGCAGCAGCGTCACCGTGTCGCAGGGCGACATGAAGAAGTCGGTTGCGGTCGAGGACCATGTACAGCCGGTTTCCGCGATGGAACAGCTTTACATGAAGGTAATCGTTGAATAAAGGAGGGAAAAGTCATGCTGAACGCTCCTGTTATGGAAGCAAATGATGCGGTAGCCGGTTCGATGGCTGAGTGCTACGTCACCCTTGACGGCAACCGCTACAATATGATGCAGCTGTACAGCTTTGAGTCGTCCGCGAAGGTCGACATTCAGGACGTAAAGCTGCTCGGCCGCACCGGCAAGGGCAAGAAGCCAAGTGGGTGGTCCGGTTCGTGGAAGGGCACGGCGCACTTTAACCAGAGCGTGTTCCGCCGCTGGTTCCTGATCTACTGCAAGACCGGCAGGATGACGCCGTTTGAGATTCAGGTGTCCAACGAGGACCCGTCCTCGTCTGCCGGCCGTCAGACCATCACGCACACCGGCTGCCTGATCGACAGCTCGATTCTGGCGAAGTTCGACGCGGGCGACAGTCTGCTCGATGAGGAGCTTTCCGGCACGTTCGATAACTGGGATATGCCGGAGGAATTTAACACGCTGTCCGGTATGGAATAAGGAGGAATTTGTACAATGGGTAATCTTACCGCATTTCTGGCGCAGAACGCCAAACAGGTTGAAAACGTAAGGCTGGTCGTGTCCGACCGCTTCACCGATGAGGACGGCAAGCCGCTCGAGTGGGAGGTGCGCTGCATTTCCTCGCGCGAGGATGAAACGCTGCGCCGCGACTGCCAGTACCGCGTACAGGTGCCGGGCAAGCGCGGCAGCTTCCGTCAGGAATTCGACAACGTGCTGTACCTTGCCAAGCTGGCAGCCGCCTGCACGGTTTATCCGAACCTCAACGACGCAGAATTGCAGGACAGCTACGGCGTAAAGTGCGCCGAGGAGCTGATCTCGGCCATGCTGACGCCGGGTGAGTATACGAACTACACGGAAAAGCTGTTCGACATCTGCGGCTTCGGTGACAAGCTCGATCTGGTGGAACAGGCAAAAAACTGATTCGGGACGGTGAGGGCTCTGATGATTATGAAGCGTATGCAGCGCATTACTGCCTGCAAAAGCTCCATATCCTGCCGTCCGAATATTTAAGTCTGCCCAAGGAAGAACGGGCATTTATCTGGGCGTCTTGTGTCGTGAACAACGAGGACGAAAAGGCGGCTCTGGATAAAGCAAAACGAGGGAGGTGAGTTCTATGGCACTGTCAAATACCGTCCAGCTGCGCGACGGTATGAGTAATGTACTCAGCCGTATCGCGTCCAACCTGAGTACGGTCAACGACCGATTTGAACGGATGCAGAGCCTGACCGAACAGGCGGCGCCGACCGGTCTGTATTCACAATTTAACAGCGAATTGGCAGGTGTGCGCGAAGAACTCACCCGAACCGTGAGCGAAGTCGAGGAGCTGCGGAGCGGCATGACCTCGGCGCAGCCGCCGGCAGAGAACCTGACGGCATCGCTCAAAAAGCTGGGCACCGCGTTCCTCGGCTCCAAGCTGGTGAGCGGTATCGTGAGTATGTCGGACGAAATGACGCAGACCACGGCGCGTCTGAATCTGATGAACGACGGTCTGCAAAGCACCGCCGACCTGCAGGAGCTGATCTATCAGTCGGCTATGCGTTCGCGCGGCGCGTACAACGCTACGGCGGATGCGGTCGCGAAGATGGGCCTGCTTGCCAGTGATGCATTCAGCAGCAATCAGGAAACGATCGCGTTTGTCGAGCAGCTGAACAAGCAGTTCAAGATTGCCGGCACGTCCGCCGAGGGACAGGCAGCCGCCATGCTCCAGATCACGCAGGCGATGGGCTCGGGCGTGCTGCGCGGCGAGGAGCTCAACTCGGTATTCGAGCAGGCACCGACTATCATCCAGTCGATTGCGGACTACCTCGGCGTATCGGTCGGTGAAATCCGCAGCATGGCGCAGGAGGGCGAGCTGACGGCGAGCGTTGTCAAGTCCGCGCTGCTGTCCTCGGCGGAGGAAACCAATCAGAAGTTCAACGAGATTCCGCTCACCTGGTCGGACGTCTGGACGCAGGCCAGCAACATGGCGATCATGGCCTTGCAGCCGCTGCTCGAAGCCATCAACTGGGTGGCGAACAACATCGAGGTCATCGGCCCGCTGGTGCTTGCGGCTGCGGCAGCCTTTGCGCTGTTTGCGGTGGCGGCGAACTGGACGAAGATCTGTGCTGCGGCTACGAAGGCACTGACAGCCGCGCAGAAGATGCTCAATGCCGTGATGTCGCTCAACCCGATCGTGCTGATTATCGGCTCGATCATCATTCTGATCGGCGTTATCGCCGCGTACATCAACTACACGAACCGGGCGAAGAACGAAACGACGAGCGCTGTCGGCGTGATCTGCGGCCTGTTTGCGATGGCAGGCGCGTTTGTCTACAATATGTTCTATCTGCCGGTCTACAACGTGATTGCCGATCTTATCAACTTCCTCGGCAACGTGTTCCAGCACCCGATTGCGTCAATCGAGATTTTGTTTTTGCAGCTCAGCCAGTATGTTGTCGGCGTCATCCGCGGTATGGTGAGGACGATCGAGAAGCTCATCAATCTTATTCCGGGCGTGAAGATCAACATCACCAGCGGTCTGGACACGTTCTACGACAGCTACACCGACAGCATCCAGAAGATCAAGGATCAGTCCGGGTGGACGGAGTACGTTAAGCACAAGGAGAAGATCGAGTATTCAACGGCTTACGCCAACGGTTACAACTGGGGCGCAAACCTCCAGAACAGCATCTCTGAAAAGCTGGGTCTTGACCTGCCGGACGATCCGGCAACGGGTTTGCTGTCCAACATCGCGGACAACACCGCCCAGATTGCGGACGATGTGAGCGTATCCTCGGACGACATCAAGCTGCTGCGCGATATTGCCGAGCGGCAGGTCATCAACAAGTACATCACCGCCGAGATCAAGGTGGAAATGGTCAACCACAACAACATTTCGAACGAGATGGATCTGGACGGCGTAGTCAATCTGCTGGAAGCCAAGGTCACCGAGGCGCTTGTCACCAGTGCGGAAGGAGTGCACATCTAAATATGTACGAGTTTTACATGGACGGTGTGCGCCTTCCGGTTACGCCGAGTGCGCTGACCATCAAGATCAGCAACCAGAACAAGACCATCAACCTCATCAACGAGGGGCAGGTGAACGTTTTGAAAACGCCGGGGCTGAGCAAAATCAGCTTTTCGGCGCTGCTGCCGAATCGGGAGTATCCGTTTGCGTGCTACCCGAGCGGTTATCAGCCTGCACAGTATTATATGAGCAAGCTGGAATCGCTCAAGACCGCCTGCAAGCCGTTTGAGTTCTCGGTTATCCGCATAGACGATAGCGGCGAGGAGCTGATGAGCGCACAGCCGATGACGGTATCCCTTGAAAGCTATGAGCTTGCTGAGGATGCCGGCAGCTACGGCGTTGACGTGATGGCAAAGATTGAATTGCTGCAATACGCGCCGTACCATACCAAGTCTATCGAGTTCAAAAAGAGCGAGAGCAGCAGCGGCACCAAGAAGGCGACCGTCACGCAGAAGCGCGACACCACTACGGCACCTAAGAACAAAACGTACACTGTTAAACAGGGCGATACCCTATGGAATATTGCCCGAGTACAGTTAGGTAACGGCTCTAAGTGGACGAGCATTTACAGTCTGAACAAAGCTGCCATTGAAGCTGCAGCAAAGAAGTACGGTAGATCAAGCAGCAGTAACGGTTGGTGGATTTATCCCGGCACTGTGCTCAAGCTGCCGAGTTAAGGAGGGGAGAACATGGGTAAATATGTTTGGCCGTGTCCGTCCTACTCGCGCATTTCGAGCGGTTACGGAAACCGCGTACACCCAATTTACGGCACTGTCAAGTTTCATGACGGTGTAGACCTTGCTTCTGCTTCGGGTACTCCTATTCTTGCGTTTGCTCCTGGTACTGTAACGGTATCCGGCTTGAACGGAGGTTATGGTAACTACATCAGTATTAACCATGGCGGCGGTCTGATGAGTTTCTACGGACATTGTTCGAAACTGTATGTTTCCAAGGGCGCAAAAGTCACCGCCGGTCAGAAAATCGCGGCCGTTGGTACAACTGGCAACTCGACCGGCTGTCACCTGCATTTTGGTATGCACTTGAACGGTTCGTCGGTCAATCCGCTGAACTATGTATCGTCGAAGGACACAGTATCTAACTATTCCGGCGCGAAGTCGGGCGGCACGGCAACGAACACCGTAAAGGCGTTGTTTACGGCGTATTATCCGGCGGCGAACGCGATGGAGGGCGGTTTTCTTGACGCGCTCGGAAACAAGCTCGATCCGAGCAAGCACACCTGCGCCGCGCCGCCGTCTGTGCCGTTTGGGACGAAAATCACCGTGCAGGGCACCGGTACGGCGCTTGACGGCGTGACCTACACCGTCAATGATCGCGGCGGCATGATTCAGATTGAGAATGGCGTGTACCATTTCGATCTTTTGATGAACAGCAATGCCGAGTGCAACCGCTGGGGCAAGAAGTACGGCAAAGCCGTCATCGGCGGCTCGGGCGGCTCGTCCGGCTCGACCTCTTCGGGCACGAGCACCGAGAAAGAGAAGAAGAAGGACATCACGACCGTTGTTGTTAAGTCTGTCACCGGCGCGGCGGGCACGCGCAAGGAGATCCTGCGGGATGTGCCGTCCTGCCAGATGCCGGGTGCGGAGCTGATCATCCAGAACAAAAACGGTCAGCTTCAGCAGCCGATGATCGAGGGCGACATCGTGTGGGAAACCACCCGCAGCGGCGCGGCGTCCTCGCTGACGTTTACGGTGGTCAAGGACGACACGCTGAATTTTCACGAGGGCAATCCGGTGTCGTTCCGGTTCAATGGCTCCAATGTCTTTTACGGCTACGTCTTTAAGAAGTCGCGCTCAGACAATCGGCTGATTAAGGTCACGGCCTATGACCAGCTGCGGTACTTCAAAAACAAAGACACGATTTCGTACACCAACAAGACCTACGCCGAGGTGCTGAAAATGCTTGCCGCCGACTACGGTTTGAAGGTCGGAACTGTCGCGGACACCAAGTACAAAATCCCGCAGCGCATTGAGGAGGGAACGCTTTTCGATATGCTCGGCAATGCGTCCGACCTGACCATCATCAACACCGGCAAGGTGTATGTGCTCTACGACGATTTCGGCAAGTTGTGCCTCAAACCCTACGAGAGCCTGCTCCTGCCGCTCTACATCGACGAGGACACCGCCCAGGGATACAGCTACACCTCGTCCATCGACAGTGACGTGTACAACCGCATCAAGCTGGCGTGGGATAACGACGAAACCGGCGTGCGAGAGGTTCATGTGATGAACAATACCGCCAGCCAGAGCAAATGGGGCACGCTCCAGTATTACGAAAAGCTGGATAACGCCCTTAACACCGCCGATTTGCAGACCAAGGCGAAAGCACTCATGAACTATTACAATGTCATTCATCGAGAGCTGACCATGCAGAAGGTTTTTGGTGATGTGCGGGCGCGTGCCGGTACGTCCGTTTGTGTCGGTATGGGGCTGGGCGACATCAACATCAAGAACTATATGTGTATTGAGAAAGCAAAGCACACGTTTAGCAATGGCCTGTACACGATGGATTTGTACCTGAGCGGAATTCGAGGTGAGTTTAGTGCCTGATATGCAGCGTTTTATCAACACGTTAAAGCAGATTTCGGAAAATGAGCGTCAAGCCGCTTTGCCGATGACAATCTGCTTCGGCAAGGTGATTGCACTCTCGCCGTTCCGTGTGCAGATCGACCAGAAACTTGTACTCACCAAGGAGTTTTTCATCGTGAAAAGCGGTGTGAGCGCCTCCTCGTTCAAGGTGGGCGATGTGCTCATCCTGTTCCGCAATGATGGTGGACAAAAGTACCTGGTATTCGACAAGAAAGGGGCGCTGTAATGCTGCCGACAGAGTATAATGACGATCTCGTGCAGGATTTCGAGATCGAAACACAGCCTACACGCACCTATGCGCTGCGGTTTGACGGCTACCCGTGTTCCGGCGGCAAGCTGGACGGACTGGAAGCCATGAAGCAGGCCATCTTCCTGATTCTTCAGACTGAGCGGTTTCAGTACGCGATTTACAGCTGGAATTACGGCATTGAGCTGAACGCCCTGCTCGGTCAGACCATGACGCCGTATCTGCAGTCCAAGGTTGCCAAGGCGATTGAAGATGCGCTCATGGCAGACGATCGTGTGCTCTCGGTTGAGCAGTTCTCGTTCACCAAGGGCAAGCGCAACCTGTTTGTGAAATTTACCGTAACCACGACCGAGGGCGACGTGGAAAGCGAATTTGAGTTTGGAGGTGAAACGGCATGATCGGACGATACTCGGACGAAATGACGTTTGACTACATTATGAACCGTATGCTGGAATCCGTGCCGGATACGGTAGACAAGCGCGAGGGCAGCATCATCTATGACGCACTTGCACCGGCGGCCGCAGAACTGGTCAAATGCTACACGGAGCTTGATGTGGTCATGGACGAAACCTTTGTTGATACCGCATCCCTGCAGTACCTTATGCTGCGCTGTAAGGAGCGCGGCGTAACCATTCAGGGCGAAACTGCTGCTGTTATCGAGGGTGTGTTCACGCCGTCCAGTGTGGAGCTGACCTCGGGCTTGCGGTTCAACTGCGATGAAGTCAACTATGTAGTTACCGAGAAAATCTCGGCAGGTCACTACAAGCTCGAGGCCGAAACGCTCGGCACGGTCGGCAACAAGTATACCGGCCTGCTGCTGCCAATCCAGACGGTGAACGGTCTGGAAACCGCCCAGATTGCAGCGGTGCTCATTCCGGCCGAGGACGGCGACACGACCGACACCCTGCGTGAGAAGTATTACGCCAGTATCGACGGTGAAGCATTCGGCGGCAATGTTGCCGACTACAAGGACAAAACCAACGCGATTACTGGTGTTGGCGGCGTTAAGGTCTATCCGGTGTGGAACGGCGGCGGTACGGTCAAGCTGACTATTATCGCGTCCGACTTCACCGCGCCGAGCAGCGAACTGATTTCCAAGGTGCAGACCGCCATCGACCCCGAGCAGAATCACGGCGAGGGTCTGGGGCTCGCGCCGATCGGGCATACCGTGACCGTCACCGGCGCGAAGTACGCCGACCTCACCGTTGCGGCGAACATCACCTTTGCCGCCGGTTGGAACTGGGAGAACGGCAAGTCGCAGCTTGTGAGCGCCGCCAATGCGTATCTTAACGAGTTATGTAAAGAGTGGTCGGAGAACAAAACAACGGTGGTTCGCATCTCGCAGATCGAAACACACCTGCTGACCGCGGATTGTGTGGTCAATGTGGACGGCACAACGGTCAACGGCGATACCAAGAACATTGAACTGGCTGCGGACGAGATTCCGCGGCTGAGTACGATTGGCGGTGCGTCGTGAGAAAGAAGCTGCAAGACTACCTGCCGCCGATCCTGCTGAAAACCTACGAGTTTCCGCTTTTGTGCGACACTGAGCAGCCGGAGATTGACCGCCTGCGTGATGCCGCTGATGCGGTGCTCGATGCGCAGTTTATCAGTACCGCCGGTGAGACTGCTATTGCGCGTTACGAGAAGATCTTCGGTATTACGCCGATGGACACGGACACGCTGGCCGAGCGCCGGTTTAAGGTGCTCGCCAAGATCAATGCGCAGCTGCCGTTCTCGGTGCGCCGCCTGCGGCAGCAGCTTGAAACGCTCTGCGGTACGGACGGCTACAAGCTGGAACTGGACGGCGACAGGTACACACTGACGGTCAAAGTCGCGTTGACCGCAAAGCGCAATCAGCAGGCGGTTGAGGAGCTGCTTGCAGATATTGTGCCGGCGAATATGGTCTGCACGACGTCGCTGCTGTATAACACATGGGAGCAGATCAAGAAGTTAACATGGGGAGAGCTGAAAAAGCTCACCTGGCGAGAAATTAAGGAGGAGGTGCTGCCGGATGGAGCAAACACCGAATTATAAGCTGAATAAACCCGGCTACGAGGAGTTTGGCGATGTTGAAGTGCTCAACCAGAACTTTGCCGCGATCGACACCGAGCTGAAAAAGAATGCTGACGCGGTGGGCGAACGTGTCAAGACCACCGAACTGGCTGAGAAGGTCAAGGAGAGCGTCAAGAGCGGCGGTCTGACCGCTGCTGACTTGGGCGCGGTATCGGCGAAGGATAAGGGCAAGGCAGGCGGAGTTGCGAGCCTTGACAGCAGTGGCAAGGTGCCGAGCGGCCAACTGCCCGCAATGGATTATGATCCGTCTGGCACAGCGGCAAGCGCAGTATCCACGCATAACAGCAGTACAAGCGCACATTCTGTGCTGTTTGCGGCAAAGCAGGACAAAATCAAGGGCAAGAAGGGTAAATATGTCGGCTTTACGGCTGATAATACCGTGGGTGAGGTAGACGCACCGGCATCCGGCGGCAGTCACATTACGCTGACGTTTGCGGCTGATTTTGTCGGCTGTGCGTGGACACTCAAGGGTGGCGGGGAAACCTACACCGGCACGGTGGACAGCAGTCTGACGGCAACGGTCAGCGTGCTGGGCATTGGTGTGACCTACACGTTGAGTGCAGCGCTGTCCGGCACGACGTACACCGCCGAGGTGACGACCAAGGCGTATTACACGGCGCTTGCAGTAACGCTCGAGAAATTCCAGTCCACGATTACCGTTACCATTGACAGCGGCTCGACGGTTACGGCTACACTGGGCAGTACGGTATTGACCAAGACGAGCACCGGCACGGCGGTATTTACCGTCGGCAAGGCGGGTACTTGGGTAATCAAGGCCACCAAGGGTGACCAGACCGCAGAGGGCACGGTAAGCATTATCGCCAGTGGCCAGAGTAAGAGCCTGACGCTGAATTACGCTAACGTATTCGGTGTGATGTGGGATACGAGCAATTCGAGCACCGCGCTGACGCGCTTAACACCGAGCACTGACCCTTACGGACTGGTAACTAAGAGCGTAACGACTGAGCCGGTTCCGGCGGTTGGTACGGGTGCAGGTTCGAGTCCTTTTGACAGCTTTATGCCATGGAGCGGCATGAAAGAGTGCAATCTGAACAATGCGGGCGCTGTAACAGCATGGAAAGGTGACAGCGGGTTCTCACGTTCTAATAACTTTACCATGGTGTTTATTCCGGAGTTCTATGTTGCGGCGAAACGTAACGGTACGAAGCAGTATTTCTATGTGTCGGATAAGCCCAAGACTGGAATGACGAAACATCCGGGCAGTGGAAAGTATGTGGGAAGATACACTATTCCCGGAAGTAAATCCGGTGTTACGTCTACTGTAAATATCACTTGCACAACCGCACGCAGCAACGCTAAGAAAAACGGCGACAAGTGGCACTTGTACGATTTTGCAACTTACTGTGCTATCATCTGGCTGTACCTCATCGAATTTGCAGACTGGAATTGTCAGATCACGATAGGAGCAGGCGTTACAAAAAGTGAATATTCGGGCCCTGTCAGAAATGGAATGACGGATACGATGATATATCACACCGGAAATTCAACTGCTGGGTCAATAGAGTGTGCTGTACAGTATAGGTGGGTTGAAAACCTGTTGGGTAATGTATCCCAGTGGGTGGACGGCTTCAACGCGGACGGCACAACTGCTTACTACTGCACCGACCCGAGCAAGTACGCGGACGATACGACGACCGGTTATACCAAAATCGGCACGCTGCCTGCGTCCGGTTGGATTAAGGACTTGACCGTTACTGACAACGGTCTACTCATCCCCAAAACTATCGGCGGTTCGGAAACAACGTACATTCCAGACTTCGTGTGGTCGTCCTATGGTTGGAGCGTGCTGTGTGTTGGTGGCCATTGGGGCGGTGGCTCGTATGCAGGTCTGTTGTACTTCAATGCGAGCAACGCCTCTTCGCGTTCGGGCTCGGACATCTCCGCGCGTCTCCTGTGCGAGGCCTGAAAGGAGTGACATAAATGAAGGTACATGGCGATAACAAGCCGGAGAAAATCACGGCGAACAGCTTGCCAAACAAGCCCGGACGGGCGTGGGTGCGTATCTGCTTGAACGCCCGGCAAGACGAGCGCGGCTGGGTGTATGACGAGTATGTCACCGAGGTTGCAGATGGTTCGGACTTGCAGGCGCGTGTGAATGAGCAGAACGACGCACTGCTTTTACAGGCCGTCGGCGAGGAATACGGCACACCGCTGACCTCAGTTGATGATCTGCGTGAGCAGCGTATCGCAGACAGCAAGACTGACCTCGCTGCATGGCTGTCCGAAAATCCGCTGACATGGACGGATGGTAAGAAGTATGCTGTAACGTCGGAAAAGCAGGCACAGCTTACCTCTGCACTGGCGGTACAGCAGGTTGCAGAGTCTGCCGGAGTGGAACGTGAGCTGCGATGGAACTCTACCGGCGATGAGTGTACGGTCTGGCAGTATGCTGACCTGTGTGCGCTGGCACTGGCGATTGCAGCCTATGTCGAGCCGCGCGTAAGCATCCAGCAGGCGGCGGAAGTCGATCTCCGCAATGCTGTGACGGCAGAGGAGGTCTTGAGTGTTGCGTGGAATTACGCCTAAGTCTGTGCTTGAGCACCTGCTGTTCGCGGTAATCGGTGGTGTGATGTACATGCTGATCGAGATCGCATGGCGCGGATACACGCACTGGTCGATGGGTGTACTCGGCGGCGTATGCTTTGTGGCAGTTGGCCTGCTGAATGAGATCCAGCAGCGACCGCCGATCATCTTGCAGATGGCACAGGGTGCTGTGATCTGCACCGTACTGGAGCTGCTGGCTGGTCTGGTGCTGAACGTCTGGCTTGGTCTTGACGTGTGGGACTACTCTGGCGTGCCCGGTAACATCATGGGGCAGGTGTGCCCGCAGTTTATGTTTGCATGGGCGGCACTGTCGGCGGTGGCCGTCTGGGTTGAGGACCGATTACACAAGATCTTTGACTAA